TGAGACCATTACACAAATACACCTTTTCCCAATATCCTTGTCCTACACCATTTACATCAAATCCATCTGTTGGATTAGGAAAGTTAGAAAGAGAACCATAGTATTCCACTACAGTGTAAGGAACCATGTTGCTATATGCCTTGTTTGTGGAAGGAATGCTTGCTAAATATTCAGCAATGTATGAGTCAATGTCTGTTTTTAATACATAGTTAGTAGTTACATTAAGAGAGAGTGCTTCTAAATCAGAGATGGCAGAACAAACACTTGCAATCACTGCTTGTACAACATCATGTGTATCTGAGGAAGAAGTGACACCAGTGAGACATCCTATATTATAGTCAGCGTTTAGAGCATCTACATCTTCCTTAATACCAGTGACTTGTGCTTGCAGATCACAAACAGCATTTACAAGAGTGATGAGTACATCATTGAGAGATACATCACCGCATGTAGGAAGATATTTTTTAATAAGATCACAAAGGATGGATGGTGCAAAAGTGATTTTAATTCCTGAACCATTAATCACTGAGGTGAGGTGGGCTATCAGCTGTTGTTCCACGTGGAACAATGTATCACCATTGGATATACCCAACTCAGGAATATTGACACCTGTGTATCTTACGCATTTGTCTGAAGACACTTCAACGCATCCATTATAGCAATTTGAACACATTTTGTAATTTATTTATTGATTAAAATTTTCACCCTGCTTGCTATCTGTTCTACAGAATAACAAGATGCATAATCTGGATTGCAGTGCTTGAAAAGAAGTATTCTCTTGTAGTTCAAAAGATCACTCACCACTGTTCCACAAATGGGTCTATTCAGAGAAAACACAATGTTGTTGTATGCATTTTTCGCTAGTTCTGTAAGCTTGCAATCAATGTCTGCAAGCAGTACAGGAATGGATGCACACTCAACACAATTTGTAAGCCTTGGAGATAACATTTTTAACTTTTTGAATAGTTTGTTTAACAGCTGCATTACAGGCTGCACACATTCCATTTATCAATTGACATCCGCAGCCTACGCTTATTCCGCATCTACTACAATTTGCCATATTAACAGTTATATGTAATGTTTGTATAATAATTGTTTCCAGAACATCCACAGTCTCCCCTGCTGAAATAACTAAGCATTTTTGCTGCCTGTTGATATAGCCTGTTTGCTGTCTCAATGGCACAGTTATTTGCAGCAGCTATTGAACCCTGTATGAAATAATATACACTGTCAAGATTTACCTTCTGTTGCTTCTTGATAGCAAGATCACACTCCATCATGTCAAGTTTCATGAATGCTTCATCAAACCTTTCCTGCAATTGATCAACTCTCATTATGTTTTTTGTAACATAATTAGTTGCTGCAGGATCTATAGAATATGTAAGTGTGTAAACACCATCAGGAATAGGAAGAAGATCTTCACTAGCAGACGTAAGTCCTAGGTTCAATGAATTGATAATGTTCACTTCACCAGGTCCGAAAGGAATACTCACTTCATCAAATCCAGGGGCAAGTATTTTAAGTGTAGGGTTTGTAGGAGAAACATCATATGTGGAAGCATCCAACACAGCCATTGTAAGCGTGTTGTATGTAGGAACAACCAATATATCCAATTTAAGAGCCATATGTTCCAATTAAAAAAGCCAGAGGATTTGAGAAGTCCTCTCTTACCCTCTGGCTTAGGTTATATGATATTGTTTCTGTCTTCTATTACGGTATCAGCGTAGTGGTGCTGGTAGTGGTAGTAGGAGGTGTCAGAGTGGTGGTAGATGTCGTTGTCAGACAAACTGCACCAGCATCAACAGGAGTGCCAAGAGCAGCAGTGAGAATAGAGCTCACTGACGTAGCTTCAGCAGAACCAGTTTGTACAGCAATAATCACCATGGAATCTTCCTGAATGTAATCGCCCCACTGATAAGCACTCTTGTCATAGTCATTGAACTTGATGTAGTAGGTGTCATAAGTTGCACCTGCAGTCACCCAAGATTCAAAGTTTCCGTTGTATCCAGCCATCCTGTAAAGGTGCTTCAGATAACCAGCTTGGTAGCTGTAGTAGTTCTTTTCCAGTTGAGCAATCTCATCAGAAGAACCATATGCATAATCAGCACGCTGTACCACTTGAGCTTTTGCTGCAACATCACAAGCATCAGCTACGATGAAGTCAGCGGTGGTGGCAGGGCCTTTGTAAACAAATGTACGGAAGTACATCCTGTCATACTCGTAAGGGAATGCTGCAACATCACACGGCTGTCCGTATTTGGTGAGCGGTTTAGCAAAGATGCGAAGAGTGTTACCAACCCTTCCAAAGCTGTAGAAGTCACTGAAAGTGATGTTGTCAGGATTGATGCCAGGAGCTTCCTGAAGGAATTTAGCAATAATGCTGTCAATCAGAGCAGGGATATCAACAGTGTCACAAGGATCAGCACCGCAATCGCAGCAAGGAGCTTGTACAGTTACACTACGAGTGAAACCATTGAAATACAGAGTGTCCAAATAGGAAGAGTGTGCACGAAGGGTAACAGTTACCACTTCACCGCATTTTACATCCCAATCAGTAACATCCGTAATTTGAGTGACGGGCGTAGGACATCCACCAACTTTGTACCACTCGGTTACATTAGTGCGACATCCAGGATTAGTACCTGCACAACCAGAAATCTTATCCGACCTCTTGCTACCCTGCAGATAGGTGTTAGTCCTACCTTGAGCAACGTAGAAATACGGAGAAGAAGTGATGATGTTTGGTCCAGCAGCTGCTGCAAAAGTGTAATCGCTTCTGAAGAAACCCACTTTACCAGGGGTGAGGTCTTGCGTGGAACCGCTACTGGCAATACCACTGCCAACAGGAACCACGAAGAGCGTAGTTAGAGAAAAATCAGCCATTTTATTTTATTTTAAATGTTAAAAACTTATTCGTTTGTCTGTATCCTCATCTGAGAAGATTGAACTGCAGACGCATTTTCAGTGTACATTGCAAGGTTTTGAACTGTGAGATCCAGAAGTTCATCTTCTAGATATGTTTCAAGTTCACAATTTTCATCGTAGGAATCTTTACCATCCAGCATTACATATCCCTCTTTGTTCATATAGACAGGATAACGCATGTATGATATGAAAACCTGCTTTGGTGTGAATGTTCCATCTGTAAAGACACTTATCTCATCAGAGGACAGGAAGTTGAATGTTTCCTGATATTCAAACGAAGGTTTATAATGGTCATTATTCAGAATAAACTGAAGATCACCATGTTTAGCAAGATCTCTATTGATCCAAATCACTCTATCCTTACACTCTCCTTTATCGGCTAAAATATAGCTGTCAATGTAGAACATGTATTTAGGAACAAGTGCATGAAGACTTGCGTACCACTGATTTGTAGTTTTGTTCTTGAGCTTCAGATCAAGAGGATGTTCGTTATAAGTTATCACCAAGCTTTGTAGGTCTTCATACCTTTTCTTAAAAGCATCAAGTCCCATTCCACTCACTGTACTAAAACCATCCACCTTTTGTTTGATCAGTTTGATCTGAGCTTCATTGAGAGCTAAAATCTTATCTTCTAATTGGATTTGCTGATGCTCGTTGGTAGATAGTTTATTTAGTCTTTGGTCTATTTTGTACAATAAACTATCTATAGGAATCATACAGCAGCCAATTTTTTACTTTTCAGTTTTTGTTCAAGAGTGATGAGCATGTCTTGGTTGTCGTCATCAACAAGGTCTTTTATAAGAGTGTCCTCGTCAACAGCCACTTCATACTCTCCCTCATAAATCCTTCCGTTGGGCTTCACCCTATATATGGAATGACTGATTGCTTGTTTAACAAGATCTTTAATATGGAGCAGATTTTCCTTCATGTCAGCAAACCTGTTGAACACTTCCACTGTGGAAAGTCCTTGAAATTTGCCAGTTTTGAATTCTGTTTGTTTCAAAACATTATCCACTTGGTTGTAAACAGCTTCCTCTTTACTGTCATCTGTTACAGGGAGACCCAAGAGCCTAGCCACTTTCTTCTTCTTCTCAGGAGTCATAGCATCAAACTTGGCAATAGCCTTGTTGATGAGCTGCTTCTTTTTGAACACCACTTGATTTTCAATATCCTCATCAGCCACATAGAATTGTGTTTCTGCAGGAAAATCACCTCTTTCCCATGCTTGGTAAGAGCTTGCAATGGTGGGGTGAACTCGGAGCCATGAGAATGTGAGCTCTTG